TTGTTGATTTTAATATTTCACTCAATATTTCTTTGGCATTCATTTCTTTGCCATTAAACAAAAAGCAATCAAACGCCGCCGTATTTGAAATAAATGATTGGCTCTGGTACACAACCCATTCGTGCGTTGCTATTATTTCAAGTTTTAAATCAATTTGACGCAATACATCTGAAATAAGCGCAATCTGTTTTGGGTATAAATTGGATGTCGCAAACTGCGGTCTATATGATACCGGATTCAATACATAATCATCCAATGTGCCTAATCCATCAGTCGCGGTTAACATAATCGGATATGGCGTTGTGCTTACAAATTCCTTAAATGTATCCGATACAAGCCACCCAGTCCAAAAGGTATTCCAAGTCTGTGGTCCATTTGCCGGCGGCGCAGCATCATATCCGAACCATTGCAATAATACTTTATATGTCCGCTCTGGATAATCATAAAAATTATCATAAGTTACCGAGTCGGTAACCATTAGATTTATTGTACACTGCGAACCCTTTATTGGCTCATAAAAATCATCGTCTCCCTCCCATTGCAAAACAACCGGATCATTTGTGCCGATCATTGGTAATATTGCACCGGTGTATCCTCTTTGCTGAATTAATACGCGGTATTTAAAATTGCCGTAATCATCGCCAAACTCTAATTTGTATTTATTGCCAAAACGATCTTGCAAGTTTTCAAGTAATCCCCTTGCGTTTAAATCGTTTTCAATAGACTCCGACCGGCTTTGTGCTTGGTCAATTAAAGTATTCTTGCTCATAAGACTATATTAAACGATTGCGATTTTTATTGGCTCGATCCAATACAACAACTAAATCCGATCCTCTCATTACAAACTCGCCGCCCACGTTTACGTTTGTGGCACCTCTGCCGCCCAACATTGACTCCAATTTGTTTAATGGTGCAATCACCTCCGGATTGGATCTTGCGCCGGGATACTCGCCCATAAGGCCCATCGTTGGTCCAGAAACAATACCTCCATCGGCAAACTTTGGAATTGCGGCAAACGCTGCTAAAACGCCACCAACCATTGTTGCCATAAATGCCGGTTGTGTAAATATTGCGGCGGCGGCGGTAAAAGAGGCGGCAATGTTTGCTCCGGCAATTGCTGCGGCAATCGCTTGACCTAAAAACGCCGCAATCGCTTGAGCGGCCATCTTTAATAATCCGCCCAAAAACCCTTGCATTCCGTTTTCCGCCAAACCAAGAGAATCAATCAAACTCCCCGACATACCTAAGATGGCATTGGATACCTCTGCGCCCACTAATATTGCCGTTTCTTGTAACCTTACAAAGTCATCGCCAAAACCACCAATGGCCGTTTTTATTGACTCGGCGTTAGTAGTAACCGAATCCTTTAATGCCGTTGTCGGATCAATTAAGGTTGTGGCTCCAAACGCTTGTAATCCTTCGGCCAGAGCGGTTATTGCCGGCATCGCGGTCCCGCCAGTTGGTGTTCCGCCGCCCGTTGGTGTTCCGGGCGTGGGTGTTGAGGGCAGCGGTTTGTTCGCCTCGTGTGCTGCATTTAAAAGTTCAAGCCTTCTGTCTAATAAGGCGCGCCTTTCCTTTAAGAGTTTGCTTATGGTTTCATCCGTTACCTCGGTTTGCGGATTGTTTCTTAAATTTTTGATTCTTTGCGATAAATTATAAACGGCTTTATCGATTTCCTCAAAACTTGTGCTTGTTTCTGCAAGTACCTTATTTGCATTCTTTTGGATTTGGGTATAATTGTAAAGGGCAACGCCTATTGCGGTAATCGCAACGGCAGCGGCAATAAAAGGATTCGTCATCATTGCGGCGGTTAATAAGCGAAATCCGGTTGCAATAACCGGCAACAACGGCGAAAGGGTTCCAAATACAGTAACAATTTTTCCAACCACCATTAAAAGCGGACCAAGCACCGCCAGAATACCGCCAATAGTTATAATGGTTTTTTTAGTGCCTTCGTCTAATGACTTAAATGCATCGCTCGCCTTACGCAAAAAAGTTCCTAATTTTGTAACTACTGGAACAAGCATTTCTAATAATACGGACCCAACCTCCAACAACGATCCTTGCATTTCGTTGGTTGCCTTGGTGAATTTAAATTGTGCTGATTCTGCCGTTGTCTTAAACATTTGATCCGTTGCACCCATTGTATTATTTAGGGCCTCAAATATTTTTATATTATCATTTAGCCCGGCTCCGGTCAAATCCAACACCCCTTTCCAAGCTCTAACATTTGGCACAATATCGGTAAAAGATTGACCCGATGCTTCAAGTCTATTTTTTAGCAAAACCAATGTATTCAACAACCCATCGTCTGCCAATGACTTTGAAAGTCCATCCGTAGTAAGCCCCATCCTTTGAAACGCCAAAACAGATTGATCTGTTGGCTTTGCAATTGATGATAATATGGCGTTTAACTGGGTTGCCCCATTTGCTGCGTCTGTTCCGGTTCTGGACATTGCTGCCAATGCTGCGGCAACCTCCTCAAATCCAACTCCTAAATTTGAGGCAATTGGAATAACTCCGCCCATTGATCCGGCCAAGGCACTCGCCTCCAATTTACCTTCACGAACCGCCGTTGCTAAAATATCTGTCGCATCCGATGCGCTTAATGTGTCGCGCCCGTATGCATTCATTGCAGATGTTGCTAAATCTGCAATCGTTTTTGTCTCTCCCAGTCCAACGGCAGCGGCTTTTAAGGATGCCTCCAATACTTGCATCGCCTCCTCGCCACGCAAACCGGCTGATGTAATATAAAACAATGCATCTCCGGCCTCTGTAGCGCTTTTACCGGTGTCTAATGCCATTTGTTTGGCTCTTTGACCCATTGCATCCACCTCATCCCCGGCAACGCCCACAAGTGCTTTTATTTGTGTCATTGACTTGTCAAAGTCAAACGCCATTTTTACAGAGGCAACACCGGCCGCCACAAGCGGTAAAGTAAGTGATCGAGTAAGGCCTCCACCAACGCTTTGCATTTTACTACCAAACGCTTTGAGTTTTCCGGATGCGGTATTTAATGCAGCCGTTAATCCCGCCGCATTACCGGTGATTTCAATACCTAATTTCTGTTGTGCCATATCCTAAAATTGTAGTAAAGCAAAAATACAAAAAAAAAGACGCTTAAAATTTAAACGCCTTATGCTCGGTTGTTGCCTCGTATTGATCCGCAAACGCTTTCATCTGTTCCGGTGTCGATTTTGGTTTGTTGCGCTTATTTTGCGCCAACTTATCAACCGGCAATAAAAATAAATCTTGCGGCTTAATCATCTGCGATTTCTTACTGCAATTGACATTGTAAACCATCGTCGCAATATACCGCGATCGCTCCCAATCCAAGTTGATTTTATTGTGGTATGATTCTGCAATTAATGCATTCTCTCGCCACGTTTGCCGCCAGAAAACATCGGGCATAATGCCAACTCGCCCAATATAATACTCTGTAACGCTCTCAAAAGTTATTTCTGTGCTTTCGGCGGCTTGATCTTTTTTACCTCGTTAGAATCGCTTAATGCGTTTCCTAAGATTTTGGATTCCATCATTACAGTTACAATATCGTTGATAGATTCCGCCTCCAACTCATCAAGCCACGAGCCAACCGAATAAATTGTGTAATCAATGTCATTGCCAACCTCAAGATCGTTGGCGCGTACCGCCGAATAAATCAAGGCTCTGATGCCTCCTAAAGACATACCTCCACTAAAGACATCACCGATATCCGTTAACGATACGCCCAACTGCTCGGTAAATTCAACCCAGAAATTCATTGAGAAATGCAAAGTTCTTTTCTTGCCCCCCAATTGGATATCAATATATCCTCGTTTTTTATTTGCCATTGTTAAATGTTTTTCCCAAAATTAGCACAAAAAAAAACCATCTCCAAATTAATGGCGATGGTTTAAATCCAATAACTATTTAATCCGATTATGGATTGGTTGATTTGGTAATGGCTCCGGTCAATGTAATTGATCCGCTATAAGATACGGGACCTTCCATTTCTGCCGATTGCTCAACGCTTGAAAGATAACCCTCAGCCGTATAAATTGCATCGCCGCTTGTTGATGTGCCAAATACACAAGTTAAAACAGTTCTTGCCAATAAGTAATCAGCAAGTTCAATCGCGTTTGCCGTATCACTATAATCAACAAGACCATCAAAAGATAATTCTCCAGACATAACTCCGGCGATCACCTCTTGAAATCCGTTTGAATCTTTTGTTGTTGCCTCTGGCAAATCATTTGATAAGGACAAAGAGCAAGATGTAGTATGGCCCAAAGTTGTTCCCTCTACTTTCAAGAGCAAATTGGTTCCATTGAATACTGATGTTGTTGGCATAATTATTTACTTTTAATTTGTTACAAATATAATTATTTTATTTTAAATCATTTTTAGCATTATCCCTTAAAATGCCTTGTAAAGTTACAATAAATTATCAAGTTCTGTAATTGTACACGCTCTGGCTTCGGTGCCGCCGCCTAATAACTCGCATCGGTTATCATAAACATCAAATAAACGCCTTGCGTCATCCGCCTCTGGTATTGCATCTAATGCCGCTAATAAACACGCAATGGCTTCCAATGACCCTCCATCGGCCGCAACCCTTAGCTCAAATAAATCAACATACTCAGCATTGGTTAAATTGCCACCGGTTAAATTTTCCATTTCCGTATCCGATAAAAACGAATCAAACACGATCACCGCCGTTGCCTTGCCAAAAAATTCATCTAAACCTCCGCCATTATCAAAATGCAATGAGTTTAATGTGTCGGCACTAAAAACCGATCCGGAATAATCCCATCCGACATTCACGCCATTAACCCATAAACCAAACTCGTTGTTTTGGTACTTTAGAGCGCATCTAACAGACTCTGTCGCATCGGCTAAGGTGTAAGTCAATTGTGCTTGTAAAGTGCCGCTCACGCGCACCCACGCTTGCAGCTCATTTGCGGTTGATGAATACAATATAAATGTTGATAGTGAAAATCAGCTAATAACTGAAATGCTTTCTGAGCAATCTATTGG